GTTGCAGACTTGTAAGTTGTAATGGAACCGGTTGGAACATAAATAGGGCAATTGTTTGTATTGTAGAATACATCATATTCTATAGTTGGTGGTGTAGCAGCTTCGCATCGTACAAACTGTAGTTGGACACAGTCTCTAAAAGCATATCTCCTTATATACGTTACAGAGTTTGGAATGGTAACGGTTTCTAAGCTTGAGCATCCTCTGCATAACTGTTCTTCAATTTTGGCTATGCCATTAGGTATGTTTATGGTTTTAAGGCTCGTACAATTCAAAAAAGCATTTGAACCAATTTCTGTCAATGATTTGGAGAAGGAAAACTCAGTAATCTTTTTGCAGTTCCAAAATGCACCATAACCAATATTTTTACATCCTGAAATATCTATATTCCCTTGCAGTGCCGTTCCGCGATACCCATTATCTAAGATTATTTCTAAGTGTTTTATATCACCAGTATCCTTCAGTTGGACACAATAAACAAAACACTGTTTCCCAATAGTGGCGATAGATTTTGGAAGTCTAATACTACTTAAAGTCGTACATTGATAGAATAAGGCTTCGAATTTAAGGGGATTTATTCCTGTAAAGTATTCAAACTCGTCAAAGGAAGTGATTTCCGAGTTCCCCTGGAACTTATTCCCCAAGGTGGTTACCTTGGCTGCCTGTTCCTTGGTGATTCCGGCTCCGTCCCCCCAGTTTGCCGCAACTATATTTTGCACGACTTTGTCGGCAAAGCGAATGTACCATGCACCGTCTATGACCAGCGTCAGTTTGGTGAACCTTTCACGGAGTGCGTTCACAGTGTCTTCGTAAGCATTTGCCCGGACAGTGATTTTGCCGTCCAAGACAGGGTAAGGGTCTTCTCCGGCAAGACCGTCGGCGTTAAGGCCCTCGTAAGTACCGTCCGTCAATGAGCCCAGCATATCCAGCACTTGAGAGCCGGTGTCGGTGTAAGTGGAGTCGAAGCCTACCGCACGGATACGCTTCAGGGCATGGCCGATTCCTTGCGATGCCTGCGCGTTAAGAATGGTCACCAGCACATCCATGGGGTTCAGCATGGGGCATCCGGTGATGAAGAAGTCGGTAATGACAGATGCACACTGGTCTATGATGACGTTCCGGGCCGTCAGGACAGGGAAGTTGCGGAGCGTAAGATACCTGTTCCCGGCAGGGTATTCTATCCGTTCCAGTCCGCCGCCTTCGGGAAGTTTGAGCTGCGAGAGGGACGTACCGTCGGCATATACCTCGCGGATGTTCTCCAGCGCGCTAAGGTTGAGCGTGCCTTGCAGGGTGGAGATGTTGGACAACAGTACCCGCTGCATGCTGCCGCAGTCGGCAAGGGTAAGGCCGGTGATGGAAATGGTGACGCTTTCGGTCTTGCTGCCCAGTATAAGTTCCGTCAGACGTCTGCCACGGACCACCATGGTGCCGCTGACGTTCTTGTTGTGCCAGTCACCGATGCTTAGCAGCCATGAAGCGGCCTGTATGGCATTCTGCTGGTCGGCGGAGCCGCCCAGGTCGATAGTCATCCGGCACACCTGTCCGGCTTTGGTACGCGCGCCCTGTACGATGGAGGTACCGTTGGCAATAGCCGGGTACATGTCGAATGCGGGGGTTATCTCGTAGTCAATCAGGTCACCGGCGGCACGCACGATGACGGTGTCCGTGCCGTCAGCGCTGAACAGACCGTAGTTGTACTTCGACATGATGTACATGATGCGTTTCTTCACCCAGGCGGTTTCGGCACTGTAAAAGTCGCCATGCGACTGCGTGATGGGGTCGGTATCGTTCGTGTAAGAGCCGTTGTTGTAAGCTATCTTGGCTATCTCGTAGCGTTTCGCGTCGGCATTGACCAGCGTGGCGGGGAAATAATTCTTCACGCCTAGGTAATACTTCTTATAAAAGGCATATACCTTATCGTAGGGTGTGCCCGATGACTGTCCGCACAAACTTTCCATGGCGGAGAGCATCTTCCTCATGCCGGCCGTGATCTCTGCACTGAACGCCAGTTCCAGCATGTTCCAGAACACCGAGGTTTCTCCGTTCCATATCGGCTGACCATTGCTGTATGTGTCGTGCATTTCGCAATGATACGGCTTACGGTCCTGCCCCTGGTTGTCTATGGGGAAGATGGTGTCGGCATCGTCCAGGCGCCAGCGCCATTTGCTGCCTGCGGTGCAGAAGTTATAGGGATAGGTGTTTTTCGCCCGCTGGTCCGTCCCGGCGGTGAACTCAGTGAAGCAGTAATGGAATACCGTATCGTCCATATCGAACAGGGCAGGGACAGTGGCCCGGAACAGCTGCTTGCGGGCGTTGATGAACAGTTCGTTCAACTGCTCTGCCGTGAATGCTGATAAATCATCGTTCAAATAATCTTTGAGCTGTGTTTGAAGATTGATCGGCCCGGCACCGGTATCCGAAGGAATGAACCGGCTTTCCGCCGCCTCAAAGTAATAAAGATGATACAAGTCGGCATCCCCGGCTTTCGCTATCCAGTACTCATATCCCGTGCTGCGGTATTCCGCCACGGCGGCATTCAGTTCGGCCAATGTGCCGGTAAAGGGGCGGATGCGGTTGCTGCACAGGTACACGGCATTGTAGGCGTCTATCCATCTCTGCGCCGAGAGCGGTTCGGTCTCATCGGCATTCAGTTCCCCGGCATCGAAGTCCCAGCAGTTGGTGTCGTTATACTGAAAGGCTTCCTCATCGGGATTGTACGCCCAATAGGACTTGTTGCGGTTCCAGGGCACACGGAAGAGTGCGCCCAGCGGGGCATTGTCCGAGCCTTCCACAGACAATAGTTCCGGGAAGGCGGAAGTGTCATAGCCGAAGCAGAGGTCATCCCCCTTGTCCGGACCGAAGGTGAACTCACCCATGCAGGTGTACACGTCCTGCCCTTCCTCGTTCACGGACTTGGAGAATCCGATGAACGGTTCCTGATAGACCGCCACGCGTATCTGAGGGTCGGCGGTCATCGCCTCGTTCCTCATGCCCATTTCCTTGTACAGGGAGTCGTAGGCGTCCACGCTGCCCGCCTTGTGGTCCTGCATGGAGCTGGCCCAGTTCTTTTTGGCGGTGAGGCGGCCGGACTTCGGCACTCCGTCAAACATCAGCACCTTGTTCTTGTCCGTGGTTCCGTCAGCGTAGGTGGCTATGGAGGCTATCTTGTTGCCGTCGGCATCTTTTAAGCCTTTCAGCTTGAAGCGGATATTCCATTCCAGATACTTCTTAGAAGACGTTCCCTGACCCTCCACCAACAGGTTGGTCAGCGTGAAGTTCCTTTCCGGCTTGTCCTTGAAGTAGACTTTCAGGTTACCTGCCACACCGGAGGGGTTCATCAGGCTGGGGAACCGCTTGTCGATTAAAAATACATTATATAACAGCCGGGTGGCATTGAAGTCAATGTTCACCCCTTCGCCGTCCAGCACCTCGTTGACACTCTTCTCCGCCTGTTTCTCATCGGTCGTCACGAGCTGGTTGATGTAATTCTTCTGCACCGCCTCGGAGGTGAGGGCGGCATCGTACACGCGCAATCCGTACAGATACAGGTTGGCGTAATCGTTGCCCAGCACGATCTGTCCGTCATTGCGGAAATAGTCATTGTTCTCGTAGGCATACTGGCGGTTCTTCCTTCCGTTGATGTAAATGGCAACCAGGTTGAATCCCGCATTTCCATACGCGTCCGGCATCACCACCACGGTGAGGCGGATACGCACGCCGTTGTCAATGGGGACATCCTGCGTGCTGCTCTCATGCCTCGATTGTGAGAAGAAGGACACGTTCTCGCCCGACACGCGCAGGCCTACGTTCCCCCCGGCAATGGTGATAATGTCCTTCGATGTGTCCGAGGCATTCTCCACCCGGAAGTCTATCTCTACCGTCTTACCCTTCCGGGCCGCTTCCGTGGCAAAGGGCCGGTAGTCTATGACAGCCTTGCTGCGGGCGAAGATTTTCAGCGCCTTCACTCCGTCGCCGTCTGCCGTCCAGCCGTCGTTGCCCCAGTTGAAGTTGTTCCATTCCACCGGCACCACTGTCTTGTCCGCCTCGTTGATGATGCTCTCGTGGTTGGTCTGTGAGTTGCCGCGTGTGCGCGGATTAAGATAGAACACCGCTCCGGCTGTGGCCGAATATCCTAGCGAGTTATTGACCGGGAGGGTGATCGGATCGATAAGGGGGATGGTTCCACCATCGCCGCCATCGCTTCCGGTGGCGCTCACCCGTACATGGAAATCAGCGTCATCGTCCGTCTCCACCTCCATGGGATAGGTCAGCGTCTGTCTGGCATTGGTGGGGATGGCGTTGTTCTCGGAGCTGTACACCTCCTCACCGTCCCTTGTGATAGAGAACAGCACATCGGTAGTTGCCGCCTGCCCGTCGTAGACAGCGTAGTCGAACACGGTATTGTCCTGCCAGTTGGTGAGCAGGCCGGCCACATTGTTCACGCACATCAGCTTCACCGACTCCCCGGCGGTGGCGGTGCACATCACATTGACGGACACGGCCCTGGTCTGCAGGGTGTTGTCCGAGTTGGAGAGGTAGAACGATATGTTATATATGCCTGTCGCTCCCGGATGGGGGATGACGTAATTATAAGGTGTGTCGGTATAGATGGCCGTGCCGAGGGACACGTCATAAGTCTGGTTGTAATCCTTGCCGGTAACGGTGACGTGCAGCATCTTGCTGACATTGCCGCTGATCATCATCGGGATGGTGATGTCTCCGGCGAAGGCCGTCCACCAGGCGAAATTCGGTGCGCTGACCCCCAGGGAGGTGAGCTGTACGGTATAGGTCACGGGGGCGGTGGTCTTATCCGTATTCTCCCCCTTGACGGTAATCTTTACGCTGTTACTTCCTGCGGACAAGAACTCTGATATCTCCTGCCGGATGGATACCCCCGAAGAGACTTCCATCTGCCTGATGACGGTGAAGTCAGTATACTTGGCGTTCTTAATCATGATGGTACACAATCCCATTTCCCCGGTAGGCTTGTAAGGCTTGTTGGAAGTTTCACGGTATTGGGACACGAAAGTGAAGTCTATCACGCACTCCTCACCATATTGTGTTGCAAAACCGAGTGACTCCATATTATTCCGGATATACAGGTTGTACATGATTCCACCTTCACCGCCACCGCCTCCGGCACTGCCGAACTCGCTCATCTTGCGCATGGTCCACATATCCATACCTGCCATCTTCACCAGCACAAAGTCGTCATCAAGCGTCAGGTCCACATCAGACAACACATTGGTCAGTCCCCCCAGCGTGGTCGCCCCGCCACCTTCTCCGCCGCCCCCACCGGATGGCAATTTGGAGAACGGAAAAAAGTCCCAAGTCTTACTTCCGTATTTCTGTACCAGGAGCCGTGTTTCGGCAGGTTCGTTGTCCGCATCAGGGTCCACGTTGCTCAATCCGCCAAGTGAGGACGAAAGCCCCGCAAGTGAGTCCGTAAGCAGTTTTTGGGATACCGCCGCGTCTGTCCTCTCACCCGGCTCGTTGACTATCTCCACTGCTCCTGCAACTTCGCGGATATTATAGAGATCCTCCCATACACCACCTTCATTCTTTGTCTGTATGTAGTCATCGTTCCGCCGGAGGACAGCGGCATCCCCCTTGTCACCCTTCAGTTCTGCCAGGGCAACAAGGTCCGTCCATTGGCCATCCTCTCCGATACGCCACCGGATGTGCGTATCGCCCTTCTGCAGGTATATGTTCTTTCCGCGTATCTCTTCCTTCTGGGCTACAGTCAGGTCGGTGAACTTCAGCTTCAACTTGTCCAGCGACACCAGTTCGCGATACTTCGTGTCGGGTTCGCTTTCATACCTGTATTCTATACCGGTTTCGGTGAGTCTGAGCATCACCTTGTCACCCTTGGCTGAAACCTTCATGCCATTGTTGTCCAGCACATGGGCGTATGTAATCCCGCCGTCATAGGACACCTGCCAGAAGTCATCGACGATACGCAGGAAGGTTTCCCCATCCGTCAGCGGGTTCTGCCCGATATAGGTGCGGATAATCCTGCCTTGCTCCTTGAGGATATAAAATGTTCCTGCACCCTTCGTCTCTAGCGCGTCATATTCCGATGGTGTCAGCACGGAATAGTTCAAGGACAGGGATTCTATCAGCGGGCGGATAACGCTTGAACAGAAATCCTGTACACTGATGGCTGCATCTGAGTGCGCATTCAGACTGTTGGTCATGAGGATGCGGTCCAGTTTCGCAGCGGCAGACTTCTGCGTGAAGTCCTTTATGGATAATGTTTGTCTGTCTGTTGCCATTTTCATTTGTTTATTAAGTTGACATGTATAGTTCGTTCCAGTAGCTGCCGTCGAAAATGAATCCGCGCATCTTGTTGTCCGTGAATTTATAGCTGCTTTCCGTACTTCTCTGGTCGCTGCGCCTGATGCCTCCCGTCACGGTATAGTTGCCGGTCGATATCTGCTTCATATATATGATTTTGCCGGTACATGCAGTTCCCGTAGGGAGAGATACGGTAATGTCGGAGGCAGTGCTTATCCTGATAAAGTCATCGCTGGTCTCGACGCTGCCTGACCCTGTCAGGGTACGTACCTTGACACACAGTCCGTTCACCTTGATTACTTCTGTATTTCGGGCTATAAGCTCCACGTTTCCCGCAGACTTTATCGCATAAGTGCCGGTCCCCGCCTGCGCGGTGACGCTGACCGCCGTGGAATAGTTGCCGTAACCGGACACCCGCAGTGCGGTGATACTGTCCCCCCGTATGGCACACATGCAGTCCGAGTCCCGGTTTACCCGGAAGAACTTTCCTCCGTCCTTGCCTATGACCACATATGCGGTAGGGGTGGCGTTGTTCTCCAGCCCTTGCGTGGTTATATTGAATGCGCCTATGGTATTCTCACCGGCACTGTTGAGCTTGAACACCAGGTTCCCGCCGCTGAACCCGTATATTCCCGCCTTCCCGCTTTCGTACACATTATTACCCAGCAGCACACCGGTAGAGAGTTTTCCTCCGCTGACGGTGCCGAAGTAGGCTTTGGGAGAAAGTACACTCGTTCCGTTGACGGTTGTCTTCGTCCCGTTCCATTCCTCCACCCAGTCCAGCAGGTTGGCGTCCTGTCCGTCCTGTCCGTCATCTCCCTTGATTTTACTCCATTTGTAAGCCCCCACATACGAGGGATCGTTCACATTCAGGTCCACACAGAAACCGATGTAACTTCCCGATGTCTCTCCGTTGTTGGAAGTGAAAGTCCTTCCGCCGTCATCGGAATATTTGATATGGGTGTAATACGTCAATCCGTCATCACCGTTCATTCCGGATATTCCCTGTTCCCCCTTGTCACCCTGAAGGCCCTGAAAGCGTCTCCATGTGTAATAGAAATAATAGCTGCTGTCCGTAGGATTATAATCCACATAGGTGCCGATGTAAGGGGCAGAGGAGTCCTCCGTCATGGGGTTGCCATCGGCACTGTAGGAATACTTGATATGAAAATAAGTGGTTTGTCCGTTGCTGCCGGGAGGTCCCTCCAGTCCATGTTCCCCTTTCTCCCCCTGTATGCCCTGGATTCCCTGCTGTCCCTGTTCGCCCTTCTCGCCGGTGACACGTGCCGTTCCGTCCCATGAGGCGGGATAGGTAGCGGGCGGGACGATCTTTCCCCATCTCATCCAGAGATATTGTCCGGACGCCACGGAGGGGACGGAAGCGGTCCAGCCTCTTGCGGGTGCATCGGTTTCCGACGAGTTCACGGCATATTCGTAATACATGCCGTTCCCGTCCTGCCCCGTCACCTGTATGGGCGTAGTCCAGTTGCCGGCTTTGCCGGTAGTGCCGTTGATATCCCCTTTGGACATCCACCACTTGCCTTCGGCCGAAGGGCCGTCGCTCCATCCGGGCGGAATGATATCGGTTCCGGTCGGTGTGGCGGGCTGTTTGGCCGATTGCTTGAATACGTATGACACTCCGTTGGCATTCACACCGCCGTAGACACGGGTCAGGGTGAAGTTCTTGGTAAAGGCCACTTCGCCCTCGCAGTTCACTTCAATCGTTACCTCCGCCTTGTCTTCCGTGATGCCGGTCACTGTCAATACCCCTTCATTCAGCACGCAGGTGCATCCTCCGGCAATGAATGAGGCGGAATAGCTGCCTTTTCCCGGTGTGGTTGCCCATACAAGCCGTTCCGCCCCCTTGAAGGCCTGTATCATTGTCTGTATCTTATACCGGGTCGTGACGACCTCGCTGTTTCCCGTTATGACGAGCTCTTCGCCGTCCACCACATTGATGATGTCATACACCGACGAATCTATCCTTCCCAGACTGTCTACAGCCACCACAGCATCATAAGTCGTGAGCGAGACAGCATAGCCGCCGTCGCCCTTGAGCTCCTCCATCTGGTCGGGCAGGAACTCGATGTGCCCCTTAAAGTAACCGTTGGTCTGGAAGCTGGAATAACCGTTGAACTCCACCCCATTGATGGTGATGCCCGTCAGGTCTCCGTAGGCCGCTCCATAATGCACGTCCGGGTCTATCTGCCAGGTGGCCACGTCCTTCAGGTATAGTGTGTGCCGGGTGTTGGTTACTTTCGACATGCGGCGGGCGGGGTCGGTCAGATTGCCGTATGCGGCGAACTTCATCCCGGCGCACGGATGCTGCGTGGTTCCGGGACGGAGCGCATACTTGAATCCGCTGCCGTCTTCGAGCAGCTCCGTGGGTGTGAAGTAGGCAGTGGAGAATCCGGCATGTGTATAGAATCCGCAGTCGTCCGGTTTGCTTCCCGCTGCATTGTCGGAGGATATGTTGTGGAAGATGCCGCGGCACAGGTCATTCACATGCGCGCTCATCAGTTCGCCTTCCACCAAGTCCAGATGAACCGTCCGGTTCTCCGTGTCCACCGACTTTATCTTGCCGAACGCAAACGTGCTCCACTGCTCGCCATCGATGACATCGACGCGGTTGAAGCGGTATTCCATCGTGTCGAAGCGGTCGCGCGCCAGTACCTCGTCCACCTCCAGCCTGGTCTTACCGGTCTTGGGATCGACGGTTATCGCACCGCCGCTTCCCGTCCATCCGGCAACGAACTTGCCTATCTTGATTCCTTTCAGGAAAGTGACGATTCCCTGCGCTATGTCATCCTTCTTTTTCGATATGAATTCACCGAACGACCGCAAGGCTGAGAATACATTGTATTCCGAAGGCGCTTCCGTGTCTCCGCTCTTCAGTATCCGAATCGCCCCTTGTTTCAGTTCCTTGGCGATGGTGTATTCCAAGTTGCTGATTGACGAATCCACTGATGTTTTCCATGAAGTATTAACAGCATCGGAGCACGCTATCGTGGCTTCCGACAGGTTGTCCAGCTTCCGCACCACCCGTGTCATGCGGCTGTCGCGGTATCCGCCGTTCCGGCCGAAGTACTCTTCGGACATCAGCCTCACCCGTTGGCCGGGAGATAACGGCACACGGTTGCTGTCCACATAGATATAATCCGTGTCAGCAGTGTAGATGGATATGTCCCTAGCGTATTCATCCAGAAAGTTGTTCACGGCGATTTTGTATTCCTGTTCCGCTGCGGCGGTGTAGGAGTCCGGCATCCGAATGTTCCATAATATATAGTTATTGCCGATGGCAGGAATCAGGTTGCCGCCCGGCAGCTGGGTGTTCTCGTCGGGGTAGGTATTGATAATCTCGAATTCCTGCGTGTCGGCCAACCAGTTGCACTCGAAGTCCTTGCCTGCCAGGTATCCCGAGTGGAAGGTCATGTGTATCACCAGCCCGGGCAGCATCTGTTCTTCGGGGTTGAACGGCAGGTCCGAGTCCTTGACATAGTACACGGTGTATTTTCCGCCTTCCTTGTCAGTCTTCTCCTCGGAGCGCACCGCCGAGACCGTCCCGATGCGATGGGGGTATATGCTGGAGAAGGCGTTCTCCTCGCGGTGCTCCTTCAGCCCCAACTGTGTGTTGAGGTCTATATACTTGTCCCGTGAGGGCAGCTGCAGGCGCGCGTATCCGTAGTCTGACGGGTCGATATTCCTTGTGCTTCCCACCGGGATGAGCCGCGTGAACCACTTGACGGCGTTGGTGTTCTCCTGCTGCGTCAGGCCCGTTTTAAGCCCTTGCATATAGCCCAGCGTAACCCGCTCGCCACGCTCGCACCGGCACAGATTCAGGTATTCGCCGTCCACCCACCACTCGGTCTCGAACGCCTGCGCTATCTCGTTCAGCGCGTCCCGGCAATAGAGGCCGTTGAAGTTGACGGCCTTGCGGTCACCGGCGATGGCATCGCCCACTTTCCACACCACCCCGTCGGTGTTGCGGTTCAGGTTCTGCACCGCCTTCTGCAGGAAGTCCATGGGCGTGCCGTCGTAGGCGAAGACGGATTCAAGATCGTCCTCTCCTTGATTCAACCGGCAGAAAAGCAGGTCTTCCGCATCATGTTCCCGTCCGTGGAACTTCACGTTGTAGGTGTACTTCTGCTTGTCCGTCTGTCGGGGACGATACTCCTTCTTTATCTTGAAGGTTTGTCCGTCCACCCGTATGTAGTCGCCCACGGACAGGACGAAGAACTCCCAGGTGGTGAAGTTTACCGTGACGGTGTTCTCCACGCCTATCTCTTGCGCCCACTGCGAGGACGAGTCCGGACTTACCGTCTTTTTTACTTTTCCTGCTATATCATAGATGATCAGCTCCATTTTAAACGCTATTTAATCATTGTTCGAAGATTGTTTAAATGCTTGGTTCCGGCTCGCGGAACTTCGCCTTGAAGATACATGCGTATTTTCCCTGCGCCGTAGGCCGCGGATACCATGCGGGCACCTGCGGTTCGGACAGGTGCATTCTATAGTCACGCATACCTTTCAGCCCGAAAACGAGCCAGCCCGATTTCAATGCCGTCAGCAAAGCGGAGTAACGTGACTCCAACGATGCCTCCGTATCACCCGTGACCATGAATTGCAAGGTTCGGTCTATCGCCTCGAAACAAGGGACCGGCAGCACGTCGGGCAGCTGCTCTCCGTTCCGCTCGCGAAACGACACAGCGGTGTAGGGTTTCATCTTCGGCATCTTGCGCAGCTCGTCCATGTTGACGTGCTCGGTGGCCGACACCTCGCAGAGGTACGCGCCGTAGTCCGTCCACGCGTCCTTGCCGTTTATCGTCATATATCCTGTCATATCTTCCATATCCTGTCACATCACATGGTTATTTTAAAGCGGTTCGCCTCCCAGCGTTTCATGATTTCCAGCAGCGGCTCCAGCATCTTGCAGTACGCCGTGTTGGCGGCTATCTCGGCAAAGACTGCACTGTCCGCCTCGCGTCCCTTCTTCAGCTCCTCCAGCAGGATGCCGAAGGATATCATCTTGTCCAGCATGTTGTTTCCGATACCCACCAGCTCGTTGCCGGTCTCTTCGGTAATGTTGCTTATGGCACCGCTTCTTCCAGCCTGAGAACTTGAAGAAGAAGGAGCAGACCAACCGAAATCTTTCATTATCCGTTCGCGTTCTTCCATCATGTCCTTCACTATGCGGTCATACGTTTCACGCAACGCATCCGCTTCCTTATCGTTCAGTTCCTTGTCACTTTCAGCCATATCCGCCCATGAAGCATACAAACTCTCTATGTCTTTTTTATATTTTCCCGCCACTAATGCGGAGAAGATGG